GTATTGATTAAAGCGCCACTCTTGTATCAAGGCTGTGCCTACTTTACCGTCGCTAACTGACTGTGTACCGTCATCAATACCTGTAGGCAAATACGACGCCGGAATACGCAATCCGCGGAACAATTTGTTGGTAAAGAAGCGTAAATCAGTGATTTCGCCTAGGTTTTGACCACCAGGCAGTGTCTCTACACTACTACCACGATTGTCAGTACCTACCGGAAAAAAGTAATCTTCGTTAGTGCTTAGTGGATTATAAGTGGCATCCATCATGTTAGCACCGCCACCGGTTTGTGTGGGGATACGACGCTGCCAAATTTCGTTCTTGATACGTTCCACAAACGCCATGGCCATGTGTGTGGGCATATTACCGGTGTCAATTTTAAATATTCTACGCTCTGGTGCACGTTGCACACGGTAGATAATGATAGCATCTTCCAGCAGTTCTTTTTGCTTGAACACTTTGAATACATTTTCTAGTACACTGTTACCAAATGGCCAGTACACGTCCAGGCCTTCTGTTAGACTTAGATGCACTATGTGTTCGGCATTGACCACTGCTTCGTTCTGTGCATGGGCAAATCTACTACCGCCTGCAAATGGTGATGCCGGTTGCACATAGCTACCACTGGGACCGCCAGTTTGTGGATGGTTAACAAAGGTATCTGTTGCTGCTACTGCAGTCACAGTCAAGTTTTCAAAGTTGGGATTGATGTCTTTAAGAATGTACTGCTCGGGCTTTTTGCCTTCGGCTTCGTTAACAATAACTTTGGTAACCTTGCTCATCTCGCTCCAGAACAGTTTGAATGTTTCTGGATCACGGATAAACACTTGGTCACCGTATTTTAATACATTACGCACAATCTTGAAAATGCGCTCGTTAAGTTCATTTAGGTTAACCCATTGTTGCAATTGCTCTTTAATGATCTTGACTTCGTTTTCTGTAGGTGTTTCGTGAAAGTGAATGTCAAACGCTGTGTTGTTTTCATCGTTGCGCTGAGTCATGAACTCGGCCAAGATATCCAGCGCAGCATTCACTTCTGAATCCATGTCCATTTGTTCGTATTGATTATAACGCTCAACACGATTAGGATGCCCAATATAAACTTCTGGTAAGTTGCTTTGATAGTTGCGGTAGCCTGGATCTGGTAGACGACCATTTCCCATTGGGCTTACGTTTGTGGGTAAATTTGCTGATTTAAAATACTTTTTCCATCCGGCCATTTTATATTCCTCTGTAGCTTATTTACCGTGTATCAGCTTTGTGCTTGCGTTAATAATCGTTGATTGATGTCCAAATTCTCTTTCATAACTAAAAGTACTTCGTCTTGTTTGGCAATCTGAGATCGCAACACTGCAATCATTTCTGGACCGTATTTGTTTGAATCTTTCATTTGAGTGCCCAGTTGTGCAATAGATGTGTTGAGTTCTTTTTGTGATGCTTTTTGCATCTCTACAAACTCCTTGGGCAAGCCTCCACTGGATGCTGTGTATCCGGTGCCCATACCAGAAACTTTGCTAGACAAGAAATCTGCTGCACCACCAGCTAGTCCCATACCACCCTTGATTAAACTGCCTGCACCACTAGCAGCTTTACCAAAGAAATCACTAACAGCAGACCCGGCACTGTGTACTCCTTGGCTTGCTGTTTTTGCATCTAGTAATCCAAAAGTTAATCCGGACAAAGCACCGCCAGCTGCCGAGCTTGCTTTCTGACCAGCAGTGGCTTGTTGTCCAGGTTTTAAGTTAAAGTTTTCCCCTGCATTTTGATAGCCTTGAAATGCATCGTACCCGGCTGATGCAACCATTGCTGCTGGTCCCAAGAACTTAGCGGCTTTGAGTGCCATACCGGCACCTTTGCCCAACACGCTAGTGGCAGTAGCAGCAGTACCAGCCGCTGCGGTCGTACCAACAGTGGCTGCACCTGGTATAAGTCCAAGAGCTTTGCTGCCTATGCCTTTAACAAAGTCAGCAGTTTTACCAAGCACACCCTTCTTGCCGCTAGGACCTTTTGGTTTACCTTTGCCATCCGGACCATCTGGAAGATCAGGACCTCCTTTACCGTCACCTTTTCCAAAAAATTTCATTGCCATCAACAGTGCAGGTACGAATTCTAGCAAGGTCGTTCCCAGGGTCATTAAGGTAGCCATGAACGGACTAGGAGCGTCAATACCTTTCAATGCTTTTGCCGCGTCATTTACTGCACCAGTGATCGTGGTCATGGTAGTGTTTAATGCACCGCCAAATTTGTCTAGATTTTTAGTACCAAGATCCTCAAGTGCAATTTGAAAATCATTGGCTGCTTTTTGTACACCCACCATTGGATCAGTAGGCGCTTGTTTAGCTCTATCTTTTAATGCTTTTTCAGCAGCATCAATGCCTTCTCTAGTAACCTTGCCGCCTTCCGCAATTCCTTGACTCATGCCTTTAGCCGCTTGGCCAGCAGCACTAGATGCATCCATCATAGCAGCCTGACCTATTGCAACTTGTTCCCCAAACTGATCTGCAGCTTTCTGATCGTACTCAGCACGTATTTCTAAACCTTTTCTAGCACTCATTGTGCCATCGTTAACTGAACTAGCAAATGCATCGCCTGACTGTTTAAATGCACTACTGGTGGCTTCCATGATAGCTAGGTCGGCACTAACAGTTGACCCGTAGACCATACGCTCTTTAAGCTGACGTCGTTGTACATCAGTCATTGATTCTTGCATGGCCTTAAACTTTGCCCTATCTTCAGGAGTCATCTTGGCCAACTTCTGTTGAATTGCTAGTTCAAGATTTTCTTGTTTAATCTTTTCTTGTTTGGCTTTAATATCTTCGCCAGTTAATGATGATATCAATGCTAGGTCACCAGCATACTTTTTAGCTCGTGCTGCTACTTCTTCATTACTGGCTTTTAATCTACCTGATGGATCTGCCATTGCGGACATAGTTTGTGCAACTAGATTACCTTGGTCTTCCATACTATAACCAAGTGCAAATAATTGCTCTTGCATTTCAGTACCGCCAGCTTTCATGGCACCAGCCAAACGTTGCGTACCGCCAGATACGCCCATACCCATTTTAGCAAAAATTTCTTTATTCTGTGCAGTAACTTTACTAAAATCTTGCAAGGTCATTCCTGCATCTTTAGCAGCCAAGCGCATGCCAACTGCGCCATCAGCAAACAATGCACCGCTTTGACTCATGTTTCTAAAGGTCTCAATAGATTTCTGAGTTTCCTTGATCATGAACTGGATACCAGTTTTGGCCAGCTCTGACATTCCGTCAGCTACGCCACCAACTACACTGCCCAGTATAGTCAAGCCAACACCAGCAATCTTGGCTTTGCCGCCCATCTGGCTCATCATGCCGCCAACATCCTTCATGGAATTGGCGCCCACTTGCACAGTCTTGTTAGCTAAATCAATACCAGCAGTCATAGCTGCACCGGCTGTGGCAATGCCGTCACCGCTGCTTAATGCTTGTACTGCTATGTTTTTAAATGCCGAAGCCACCCCAACGGTCATTACACCGGCCAGTTGACCAAAGCTGTCTTTGAGAGATTCTCTAGATTGATCGCGTAAGCTGATTTCTTCTAGTACTGCTTTTTTTGCCATCAGCTGATCTTTTTTGTTTTGATCAGTGGTTTTGTTGATTTGTCTACGCAGTGACTCTAGTTCTTCGTTTAATTCTTCTGTGGTTTTTAACCCATCATCGTAGGCTTTGGCCAAAGCGTCCATTTCCCCAGACAGGGACTCAGCAGATTTTTTAACTTTTTTTACAGAATCATCGTAAGACTTAACAAACGCAAGAGCAGATTCTTTGGCTTTTTTCTCACCACCCAGTGCTGCTTTGTTGGCTTCAATATACTGTTCAATTATGCGACGGTATTCTTCGCTGACTTTTTTAAATTCGTCTAACTCTTTGTCTAAATCTTTATCTGCCATGGGTTTAACCTAATAAATACTTGTATCAATTATTTATGGGACAAAAACATGGATCAACAACCAAAAGCTAATCCGTTAGCCAAACACTTTAGACAACCTGCACTGTATGCTCCGCTAGTGAGTGGGGGTAGATTCTGGCCCGAAAATGCTGTCAATATACCCAGCACCGGGGAATTACCAATTTATCCAATGACTGCCAGGGACGAAATTACCCTACGCACACCAGATGCGCTAATCAACGGTACTGCCATTGTGGAGATTGTACATAGCTGCTGCCCCATGGTGCTTGATGCGTGGGAAATGCCCAGTATTGATGTAGACTCAATCTTGATAGCAATCAGAATTGCCAGCTACGGAGAAAGCATGACTGTAAGCGGCAAGTGCCCACACTGCAAAGAAGAACACGATTACAGCATCAATTTGCAATCAGCGTTGGCCAGTATACAGATGCCCAACTACGACGATCCTGTATCAATGGACGATTTATTAATATATCTAAAACCACTAACCTACAGAGAAGTAAGTCGCTCTGGACAACGCACCTACGATGAAGAACGTTTGATCATGAGCTTAACTGATGATAGCATCAGTGAAGATGACAAACAAAAAGCATTTGAAGCACACTTACAGCGCATGATTGATTTAAATCTTGATAGTCTAGTTGCATATACTGATTCAATATTGACTGCGGATGGCGAGGCTGTAACGGATCGCAAGTTTATTAAAGAGTATTATTCAAACATTTCCGGAGCTAACCTTAAAAAATTACAAGGTAGAGTCAGCCAAGATTCAATGCTAGTAAACATCCAACCCATGGACGCCAAGTGTAAAGCCTGCGAAGATGAATTCAAACTGACGGTAACGTTTGACTACGCAAGTTTTTTCGAAGTAGGCTCTTGAATCTAGATAACGAAGAGATTGTGAATTACTTAAAATCTCTAGATAAAGAAACAAGGGCCATACGAGAAGAAGCATTGAGATTTTGTTGGCACATGCGTGGGGGATTGTCTTACGATGAAGCCATGATGTTGGGACATCAAGAAAGACAAATTATCTCCAAGATTATTGAAGATAACATGGAAACCACCAAAAAAAGCGGGTTGCCTTTTTTCTAAAAAAACGGCAATCCACATAAATATTATTATGAATAATTTTTATGTTTACGCTTATCTTAGAGAAGATAAAACACCATACTACATCGGCAAGGGTAAAGGACGTCGTGCCTATCTTAAGGGAAGACCAATACCTAAACCAACTGATCCATCCTTAATACAAATCATACAAAACAATTTAAACGAAGGTGAAGCTTTTGAGTTGGAATGTAAATTAATAGCCCAGTACGGACGTAAAGATTTAGGAACAGGAATATTACGTAATATGACAGATGGTGGAGAAGGGGTATCTGGAAGAGTTGATACTCAGGAAACTATTCAAAAACGAGTATCAAAAAACACAGGCAGAAAAAGAACATCAGAACAAAAATTACGTATGAGTCAGGCACAAAAAGGAAGAGATCCTAGATATTACACTCAAGAACAGAAATTAGAAATATCCAGAAAAATATCAGAAACACATAAAGGAGTACCTAAGTCAGAACAACATAAACAAAAGTTGTCTGAGTATTTTACAGGTAGATCCAATGGCACTCGAACAGAAGAAACTAAAGCTAAAATGCGTAAACCTAAATCTGAAGAAACTAAAGCTAAAATGCGTAAACCTAAATCACCAGAGCATATACAAGCAATATTAGCAGCTAAAGCAAAGAAGAAACTATCATCAATTTAAGATTAGCTGCGCTAATCTATTGCTTTCGTTAACACTCAGCAATACTATTTCTTAAAGCAGTTAGAGACTGCTTCATCCAGACTAAGTGGTCACTCTTTGCCCAGGGCGGGCAAAAAATATATGTGAACTTCATCCGAGCATCACAGTCACTGATATAAGAGCATTACAGAGGCGGTTGTCCTGTACCTCGAGCTCCGTCTTTATACAACGGCGGGTTAGTTAACACATATCAGACATGTTAGTAACCGTGTACTATCGCTAGTACGTCTTTTTAGCCTTTTTATCCTATTCAAACAACTAAATCGCGGCATCTGCGATCTTCATCCCGGGGGGTAGTAGTTGAGTGCTCGTTGTAGCGACGAGGCTTCCGTCCCTGTGATTCTTTGATCCAGGTGTAGGGCACACGATGTTTGCTTGTGCTAGCTGATACTACTTAAATTTTATTTTTAATGTGGGAGCCATGGACACGAACGCTGATCTGTCCGTTGTAGTACGCATCTGATTCTAAGACTTGGTGTCTAAATTGTTCTCGCGCTTCGATGTATGAGCATTGTGCTTTGGAACTGCAGTAGTAGAGTATTTCTCGTTTAAAGTTTTCTTGACCTAGTGTCTGTATGTCTTGGTTTAATTCGTCGTTTGAGCCATAATATGTGAGCCAATCTGAATCTATTTTACTTCTAATTTTCTTGCGTTTTTTGTTGCCGTTTTTGAGTTTCACAACTTTGTACGTCGTTTTAGAAAACTTGGCTAGTTTCTTGCCGATATACTTGCGTCCAGTGACCAGATTAGTAATCAAGTACACAAACCCCACACAATCTTCGGGTAGGGCTTCTATTTGTGCATTCTCGAATAACCAAGTCATTGTGTAACATAGTTATGACAATTCTTTGGCGACAAAAAATTATGTTATTTCTACGTTTCGTTGCCACTGCCCGGTGTAATTTGACACGTTATTCACAGTGCTACAAGTTTCTTTGCATATAGGATTACATTTACTAGTATTCCAATCGGCCCTAATGACTTCAAAATTGTCCAAAGGTTCTGAGCCTAGCCAGCAGCATGGG